TACAAGTAATGCTACAAGTGGAAATATTTCAGGCGGAGGCAATGGTGTTTCAGCAGGGCCTGTAACATTACAAGGTTTATAATATGGCATATACTTTAGCAAATTTAGAAACAGATATTAGAAATTATACAGAAGTAGGTAGCAATGTATTTACAACTGCTATTTTAAATCCAATTATTAAAAATGCAGAAAATAAAATTTTTAGAGAAGTAGATTCAGATCAAGAAAGATTTTATGCAACCTCTACTACTATTATAGGAAATAGATTTGTAACAATTCCAACAGATATGAGATTCATTCGTTTTGCTATATTAACTGATTCAGATGGAAATCAATTTAATTTAGAACAAAGAGATACTTCTTTTATAACTGAATATTATACTACTCCAGCAACTAGTTCAGTGGATATCCCTAGATACTATGCAAATTGGGATGAAGAATATTGGGTATTAGCCCCTACTCCTGATAAAACTTATGCTATTACTTTAGCTTATAATAAAGAGCCAGTTAGTATAACAAATACTACAGAACCTGCAGCAGCTCCAGCATCGACTAATGGTACTTATTTATCTAATAAATACCAAGATTTGCTTTTATATGCTTGTTTAGTAAATGCATATGGGTACTTGAAAGGTCCTGCAGATATGTTACAATACTATTCACAAGCTTATGAAAAAGCTTTATTATCGTACGCGATTGAACAACAAGGTCGCAGACGCAGAGACGAATATGCAGATGGAGTTATTCGGACTGTTCTCAAATCTGAAAACCCATCACAAAATAAATAAGGAGATAAAAAAATATGGCGAATACGATACCATTCAGTTTTAGAGGTGCTCTATTTTCAGGGCAACATAATTTTGCTTCGGGAGGAAACGTTTTTAAAGTATCTTTATATACCGCTGATCCATACACAACAGCAAGTACAGTTTATAGTGCTACAAGTGAAGTTAGCACTGTAGGAACTAACTATGTTGCAAAAATTTTAGCATCTCAAACAGTTGCAAGTTCAACTGCGGTTGCTTCTGTGGATTTTGCTAACGTAACATGGACAACTGCAACTTTTACTGCAGCATACGCGGCAATATATAATAGTGATACAGTTCAATCAGTGGCAAATAGATTAGTGGTAGTTTTAGATTTTGGTGGTAACAAGACAGCAACCAATGGTGATTTCACTATTGTGTTTCCTGATCCTACAACACCTGCTAATGCTATTATTAGTATGAGTTAAGAAAAGGAAAAATTAAATGGCTTTGGTTTTAAATGATCGAGTTAAAGTAACTAGTACTACAACTGGTACCGGTGCATTTGCACTTGGTGCAGCAGCAACTGGTTTTGAATCTTTTGCAACAGGAATAGGAAATAATAATACAACTTATTATTGTATCTTTAATCAAGGCACAAATGAATTTGAAGTTGGACTTGGAACATTAGATGCGACAAGTGCTAACTTAACTAGAACTACAATTCTTTCTAGTTCTAATTCAGATGCAATAGTAACTTTTACAGGTGGAACTAAAGATGTGTTTTGTACTATTCCAGCAAGTAAATCAGTTTATTTAGATGCATCTGGAGTACCGGTGGGTGCAGCAAGTAACGGATTTGCGGTGGCAATGGCGATCGCATTATAATATAAGGATAAAAATATGGCACAAGATTTTGTAAGATATACCGCACAAGCAACTACTAGTGCTACTAATATATTTACAGCGGATTCAAAGGACGCAGTTATTGGAATTAGAGTTACAAACACAACAGCTGGAACAATTACAATAGATGTATTTGTTACTATAACAGGACCTACTAACAGATACATTGCAAAAAGTTTAAGTATTCCATCATCAAGTTCCGTTGAACTTGTAACAGGGGGTGCTAAATTTGTAATGCAGAATACTGATATACTTAAAGTACAATCAGATACTGCAACTTCTGCTGATGTTTATGTAAGCGTGGTAGATTCAATTAGTGCATAGGTAAAAATATGGATAGTTTATATACTACAACTTATATCGGTAACAAACCGGGATCACAGGATATCTATACTCACGCCCAAGTTTTACAAAATAAAAATATGGTTATTGAATCTGCAGTTCTTGCAGGTCCTGTAACTATAGTTAATACATATGTTGTAACGGGAACCTTGGTAATAGTTTAATGAGTAAACTAGAAGTCAATGCAATTGAACCACAATCAGGTAATACAGTAACATTAGGTGCCTCTGGAGATACAATTACTATCCCCGCGGGCGCGACAATTTCTAATTCAGGTACAGCTGCAGGATTTGGTCCTACAGGAGCAGTATCTTGGGATACAACAGCTAAGACAACCGGTTTTACAGCAGTAACAGGAGTTGGATATTTTTGTAATACAACTTCATCAGCTTTTACAGTAACACTTCCAGCGACTCCCGCAGCGGGGGCCGTGGTAGGTATAGCAGATTATGCAAATACTTTTGCAACTAATAATGTAACTATTGGAAGAAATGGTTCTAATATTGGTGGACTTGCAAGCAATTCAATTTTATCAACTAATGGTGTTTCAGTAACTTTTGTTTATGTAGATGCAATACAGGGTTGGATTGTAACAGATTCAGGAAATAGATCTGATTTACCTGGACCAGCATATGTTGCAGCAACAGGAGGAACAATTTTAACATGTGGAGATTTTAAAACTCACGTATTTACAGCACCAGGTACTTTTACAGTAACAAATGCTGGAAATTCTGGAGGTTCTAATTCAGTAGAATATTTAGTAGTAGCTGGAGGAGGAGGTGCGGGTCAGTTTAATAGAGGTGGTGGTGGTGCAGGTGGTTATCGTCAAAACTATCCAAGTCCAACATCAGCAGGTTTACCAGTTATAGCAACATGTTATCCAATATCAGTAGGTGGAGGTGGTGCAACTACTATATCTGGTACTCCTTCAATTTTTTCAAGTATAACATCAGCAGGTGGAGGTGGTGCTAGAAGTACAGGTGCACCAACTGGTTATACTGGAGTTCCTGGTGGTTCTGGTAGTGGAGCAGGTAGTGGAACTGTTGCAGATTGTGGAGCTACACCATTACCTGGTGGAACAGGAAATACTCCACCAGTAAGTCCATCACAGGGAAATCCAGGTGGAGCAAGTATTGATGGTTATTTTTATGGTACAATTGGTTCAGGTGGTGGTGGAGCAGGTGCAGCAGGTGGACCAGCAATCCCATTAGTTTGGGATGCTGGACCAAAAACAGCAGGATCAGGAGGAATAGGTTCACCATTAGCAACTACATTTTTTGGACCAACAGCTCCTTCTTATGGTACACCTGGACCAGCACCAGGAAGATATTTTGCAGGTGGAGGTGGTGCAACTACTAATTTTGGTGGTGGATCAGGTACAGGTGGATCAGGTGGAGGTGGACCAGGTGTATATCCTGGAACAGGAACAGCTGGAACAACTAATACTGGTGGTGGCGGTGGATCTGCTTCTGGTTCAGGCGGTTCAGGAATCGTTGTAATAAGATATAAATTTCAATAAAATATGACAAGTATAATTAAAGTAGATAATCTTCAGAATCAATGTGGTGCTAATATAATTAGCGAATCGTCTAACGTTATTACAATAGGCGCTTCGGGAGACACGGTTACATTAGCTGCTGGTGCTTCGCAAAGCGGTTTTGGTAGATCGGGATCAGTTAATTGGGACACAACTCCTAAAACAACTACACCTGTAACAGGAGTTAGTGGTAATGGATATTTTATAAATACAACATCAATTGCAATCACAGTAAATTTACCAGCAACTCCTGCAGCAGGAGATATCGTAGCAATTGCAGATTATGCAAATACATCAGCTACAAATAATATAACCGTTGGTAGAAATGGTTCTCTTATTGATGGAGAATCATCAAATGCAATTATTTCAGTTAATGGTCAAGTTTATACATTAGTATATGTAGATGCAACAGAAGGTTGGAAAACAGTTAGTCAAACATTTAATCAAATTCCAAATCCATCATTTGTAGCAGCAACAGGAGGTTGTATTGCAACTTGTGGAAATTACAAAATTCATACATTTACAGGGCCAGGAACTTTTACAGTAACTAATGCTGGAAATCCATCAGGATCATCTGTTGTTGATTATTTAGTAGTGGCTGGTGGTGCAGGAGGTGGAGCAGGTACTCCAGCAGGTTATGGAAGAGGAGGTGGTGGAGCTGGAGGATTTAGAGAATCAAAAGCAACAGGAGCACCTTGGACAGCTTCTCCATTAGCGTCTTCAACATCATTACCAGTTTCAGTAACAGCTTATCCAATCACAGTTGGAAGTGGAGGTGCAGGAGCACCTGCTGGTCCAGTAGGAACTAATGGTACTTCAGGTAATAATTCAATTTTTTCAACAATTACATCTGCAGGTGGAGGTGGTGGTGGACACCAAACAGGAGTTAATGGTGGTTCAGGTGGTGGTGCTGGAGATTCAGATAACACTGATAAAAATGGTGGAACTGGAAATACGCCTCCCGTAGCACCATCACAAGGAAGTTCAGGAGGAGATAATTTTCCATGTAGAGCAGGTGGTGGAGGTGGTGGAGCAACTGTTGCAGGATCAGCCCCTAACCCACCTCATGGAGGTGGTCCAGGTGGAACAGGTGCAACAACTTCAATATCAGGAACTCCAACAGCTTATGCAGGTGGTGGTGGAGGGGGAGGTAATACTCCTTTTGGTCCTACTAGAGGATTTGGTGGAACAGGTGGTGGAGGAAATGGTGGAGGTTATTCTATACCAGGTGGACAAGCAGCAACAGTAGGAACAGCAAATCGTGGTGGAGGTGGAGGTGGAGGTGGTTATGGAGGTTGTGTAAATAGTAATGGCACAGGTGCAGCTGGCGGATCAGGTATAGTTGTAATAAGATACAAATTCCAATAAAATAAAATTATGAGTGAAATTAAAGTAAATAAAATTAGTCAACGATCCGGAACCGCGATTACTTTAGGTAATTCTGGTACAGATTTTCAATTACCAAGTGGAGCAGATATCGTTGCTCAATCAGGTAGTACAATTACGATTGCAGCAGGTG